CGGCGCCAGCCCTGACGCTGCCCAGATCACCGACACCGCCACCCAAGCCGCCACCCGCGCCGCTGAGGCCAGCGCCCGCCTCACGCAGCAAGACATCGCCCGCCTGCGTGACGCCGTGCAAGCCCAGGCCCGCGCCCAGGCCGCGCCCGCCCCGGCCGCCGCGCCCGTCAACGTGCATCTCGGCATTGACACCGCGCAGGTGGCGCAGATGGCGCAAGAGGTGGCCGGCCTGCACCGCGCCACCCTCAGCAAGATTCGAGAGGACATCCAGGCCATGCCCGTCGTCATCCCCGCCCCGCAAGTCACGGTGGAAGCCATCATGCCCGCCGTGCGCGCCGAGGCCCCGCAAGTCACCGTCAACGTCGAACCCGCCCCCATCACCGTGGTGGACAACCACCCCAAGCGCAGCGTGCAAACCGTCGAGCGTGACGCGAACGACGAAATCACCCGCACCGTCACCACCTACGAGCGCTGAGGCCGCCCATGGACTTGAAGCACCACGTCGCCCAGCAGACCCTGGACGCCACCATTGCAAGCCTGGCCAGCAAGACCACCTACACCGGCGCCACCGTCACGCTCGGCGGTGGCATTGGCGCGATCATCAGCAGCGAGCCGGCTGAGTCCGCGACCCTCACGCTCGGTGGCTGGCTCGTCAGCAGTGAAGGCGCCGTGGTGGCCGGCATCGTCCTCGGCGTGGCCGGCTTCCTCGTCAACCTGTTTTTCCGCCGCCGCGCAGACGCCCGCGAAGAGCGCGAGCACCAAGCCCGCATGCACGCCCTGCGCGGCCAGCAGCCGACCATGGCCGTCATCTACCGCATCGCCACCAAGACCGCCCGCATGCAGGCGGTGGTGGATGACATCGGCCCCAACGGCAAGCTCAAGCTGTTCACCGCCGCCGATGTCCTGCTGGCCACCTTCCCCCTGGCCAGCGTGGCCGGCACCGTCTCTGGCACGGTGCTCACGTTTGCGGACGCCAACGGCGCCGCGCCCGGCGTCCTGAACACCACGGCATCCGCGGCCGGAGACGCCGCCAAAGCCACGGTCACCACCAGTGCGGATGTGGACATCATCACCGGCCTCACCGTAGGCACCAGCGCCGCAGACCTGATCGTCAACGCCACCACGCTGTCGATCAACCAGGCGGTCACTATCACCGCCGCCACCATCTCGCACGCCTGAAGATCTGAACCATGTCCGCTTCACAACTTGGCTACACCCCCGGCTCAGGCGCGAACGTCGCCACCGACCTGGATGCTGGCGGCGCCCACCACCAGAAGGCGCTGATCGAGCATCTGCAGGACGGCGAGCCCACGCCCGCCACTGAACAAGCACCCCTGCCCACTGCGCTCTACGGCGAAGCCATCGAGGCGCTGGAGGCCATGCGCATGGCCATCCAGGCGCTCACACGCACGATGGGCCAAGCGATGCCCGACACCGCAGGGCGTTTGCGCGTGAACGTCGAGCTGGGCGCCCTCACGGCGTCTATCGCTGCCGCGCAGACGCTGGCGACTGTCACACAAGTGGTGACCCTCACCAACCAAACCCAGATCGGCGGCTTGTCGGCCACCGAGCAAATCCCGTCGCTGATGCGACTTGGTGCAGACAGCCTGCGCCGCAACATCACGGTGAGCTGACATGCCGACGACCAACGGAAACCGCAAAATCCTCGACCTGAAGCGGTGGGAGTTCTGCAATCCACTGCCCAGTGCCACGGCTGCAGCGCAGTTCATCGTCAGCAGCCGGCACTATCGGCAGCAGCAGCTCTTGGTGCAGAGCAACGTCGACGCTTTCTTGTACGACCCGCGCGAAGACGGCTTCATTCGAGTGCCATCCCCCGCGCTGGCCGGTACCTTCGGCGCGGGCGCCAGCGGCGTGGCCGGCAGCTTCAGCACCGGCACCACGGTGGGTGCATCCAGCCTCACGGCCACGGCCGGCACCACCACCGGCATCACCACCAACCAGACCCTGGCGCGAGACCTGCGCGGCTACAGCGTCTACTTCGTGGGCGGCACCAACGCGGGCCGTCTCAAGACCATCGCCAGCAACACGATCGGCGCCAACGCCACCTTCACCTTCGAGGGCGCCCCCGAGGCCGTGGCCTTCGATGCCACCAGCCAGTACCGCATCAAAGCGCCCGTGTTCTACGTGGTCGGCGCGGGCACGCTGGCCGCCGGCAGCTTCCGCAAATACGACTTCGCCACCAACACCTGGACCACACTGGCCATCACCGGCTTGCCTGCCACCCTGGGCACTGACGGCAAGATGTGCAGCACCCCAGCCTGGGTCGACACCGGGTTCAAGAGCTTCGCCACCGGCACCGCCACCTCTGCCACCACCACCACGCTGGTGAACAGCGCCAAGACGTGGGCCGTGAACCAGTGGGCCAACTACCAGGTGCGCATCAGCGCAGGCACGGGCGCGGGCCAGATCCGCACCGTGACCAGCAACAACGGAACCACGTTGACTGTGCCCACCTGGACGGTCACGCCCGATGCCACCAGCCAGTACAGCCTGGAAGGCAACGACGATTTTCTGTACTACCTGGGCAACAACGCCGTCACGCTGTACCGCTACAGCATCGCAGGCAACACCTGGACCACCCTGGCCCCTGGTGTCGCCCGCGCAGGCGCCCCGGGCCTGGGCGCCGGGGCAAGCTGGATTCATGGTGTCAGCGCCGCAGACTGGAGCAACGAGTCCGCCATCCGCAACGGCCGCTTCATCTACAGCTTCCGCGGCAACGGCACCGCAGCGCTTGACGTCTACGACATCGCCGCCAACACCTGGATCGCTCAGACCTACGCGCCCGCCACGGAAACGTTCACCACGGGCACGAAGTATGCGTACTGCAAAGACCGCATCTACATCCAGAAGGAAGCCACCGGCCGCTGGTTCGCATATGACCTGGCCCAGGTCGCCATGCTGCCATGGAGCACCATGACCTACACCCAGGGCGCGGCCGTGCTGGGCGACACCGCATTCGACGTGACCTACCGCGACGGCGCAACCGAGATCGACTATATCTACATGGCCCTCAACACCAGCAGCGTGATGCTGCGTCTACAGGTGGTGTGATATGACTATTCAAGAGCTGATTGAGCTGGTGTCCAGGCGTCTGGCTTACTTCAGCCAACTGCGCACATCCGCTTCCAACCTGGGTGACGCTGCACAACTGGCGTCGCTTGACACCCAGATCGCGCAGGCTGAAGCCACCCTGGCTCAGCTCAAGACACTGCTGCCCTAAGCCATGTTCCTCACCCTGCTCCAATCCGGCGGGGCAGGGCCCGGCGTCATCACCGGCACCCTGTCGGCCGTCGAGTCTGGCGCCGACACCTTCAGCGCCACGGGCGTGGTGGAGGGGGGAACCCCGGCCGTGGCTCCACCCCAGCGCGCAGGCACCAGCCGCAGCGACCGCCAGCGCCGCCGCCCCGGCATCTTCCCCGCCCTGCCGCGTGAGGCAGAGCCCGCCTTGCCCATCCCGCGCCGCCCCCGCCGCAGGCGTGAGGCCGAGCTGGTGCTCTGGCTCAATCACTGAGCCACGGGCCCAGAAACCGCGCCGGCAACGGCCCCCGCATTTAGTCTCACTTCTGGGGTAGAAATGAGACTGCACCCTGCGCAAACTGCGCAGCATGAGTGCAGCCCCGCAAGCCCCCGCCTGGTACAGCATCCGCCGTCTCAACCCTGGTTCCGCTGCTGCTTCTGCCGCTGCGGCTCAAGGGGTGCAGAGCGCCGCTGAAATCTTCATCTACGGCGATATCGGCGAAAGCTGGTATTCCGAGAGCGTCAGCGCCGCCAACTTCGTGCGCGACCTGAACGCGCTGGACGCCGCGCACATCACCATCCGCATCAACAGCATCGGTGGCAGCGTGCCCGATGGCATCGCCATCCACAACGCCATCAAGCGCCACAAGGCGCAGACCACCACGGTGGTGGACGGCATGGCCCTGTCCATCGCCAGCCTGATCGCCCTGGCCGGTGACACGGTGGAGATGGCCGATAACGCGACCATGATGATTCACGCGCCGTGGACGTACATGGCCGGCAACAGCGCCGATCTGCGCGAGCAGGCCGATGTGCTGGACACCTGGGCCAACGCCATGGCCACCAGCTACGCCAGCAAGAGCAAGCGCCCGCAGGAGGAAATGCTCGCCCTGCTGACGGACGGCAAAGACCATTGGTACACCGCCGCCGAAGCCCAGGCCATGGGCTTTGTGGACACGGTGGTGGCCGCGCTGCCCCTGGCCGCATCGGGGGCCGCCCCGGCAGACCTTTCCCGTTTCCGCGATGTGCCGGCCGCCCTGCTGGCCGCACGCGCCCCCAGCACGCCCGCCGCGCCCCACCAGGCGCAGCAGGCCACTTCCGCGGCAGCCGCCGCAACCACCCTGGAGAACCCTCCCATGACGAATTCCGTCACCCCGGCGGCTGCTGCCCACACGCAGAACCCCGCCACCCCTGAAGCCGCCGCCGCCATCGCCGCGCAAACCCTGGCCGCCGACAAAGCGCGCCGCGGTGAGATTCGCGCCGTGTTCGCCAAGCACGCAGACCGTGACGGCGTGCCCGCCCTGCAGACCGCCTGCGAGGAAGACAGCAACATCACCGCTGAAGCCGCTGGCCTGAAGCTGCTGGCCCACCTGGGCAAGGACACCACGCCCGTGGCCGGGCATGTGGTCACCGTCACCGATGAGACCGACAAGCGCCGCGCCGGCATCGTGGCCTCGCTCATGGTGCGTGCCGGTGTGGGCACGGAGGACATGCGCAAGTCCGTGGCCGGCAGCCCGTTCCGCGGCTCCACGCTGCTGGATGTGGCCCGCGCCAGCCTGAAGACGGCAGGTATCAAGACGGACGGCATGGACAAGATGCAGATCGTGGCCGCTGCCTTCACGCAAGGCACCAGCGACTTCCCGATCCTGCTGGAAAACACCATGAACAAGACGCTGCAGACGGCCTACGCCGTGGCGCCCGACACCTGGAGCCGCTTCTGCGCCCGGGGCAGCGTCAGTGACTTCCGCGCCCAGCCGCGTTACCGCGTCGGCAGCCTGGGCAACCTGGAAACCGTCAACGAGCTGGGCGAGTTCGGATACCGGGCCATTCCTGACGGTGAGAAGGCCAGCATCACCGCCATCACCAAGGGCAACATCATCAACCTGAGCCGCC